GGGTTAAACAAGCTATAAGTGCATTAGTAGGATATAGTTCATGGACAATCTCCAACGGTACTAATGGTTGGGCGCGAGAAAATACCACTGGCTTCACCATCCAGTGGGGCGATACAACTACCTTTCCTCGCACTTTTACAACAGCGTTTCAGGTTGTAATGCAAGCTAATAACAATAAAGGTGAACAATTATATAAGAACCAAATAACTGTAACATCTATCTATAACAATGGTTTCAACATTGGGTCACCAGGACAAGGACAAAGGTATGTAGCGTTTGGCATAAGTTAAGTCAAGCCACAAGCATAAAGCCTACAAGGCTGTGAACCGCTCCAGCGATCATCATTGTAACCATTACATAGGCAAAAACTAATACTGGTATTACTAACATCTGTAACAAATGTTTCACAGTTGCTGGATGCTATAACATTTGCATAATACAAAGTTGAAAAACTTCTAGGATAAGTAATGCTTCTATATGTAGCATCAGTATTCCCTACCCACCACTGGATGGTGAAGCCAGTGGTATTTTCTATGAAAAGGAGAACTATATGACTTACTTAATTAAATTCGATGAAACAGGTAGACGTGGGGAAACCTATGTCGCCGAAGAAAAAACACAGGAAGAAATTACAGAACTGCTTGAAAAAGGTTTTGTACAAATTCCAGAAGAAGATTATCAGCTTATTGTCGGTAATATTGATGGGCATGAGTATATACGTAAATCTGATGGAAGTTATAGTATATATGAACCTCCTACGCCTGACTTAGAAGAACTGAAGGCAAATAAACTGGCAGAGGTAGACGCTTGGACAGAAGGAAAAATCACCGGCGGGTTTACATCTGAATGTAGCGGAGAGCTGGTCAGATATGACAGCGATAAAGATACACAACTTACAATGCAGGGTATAGCCTTGAACGTAAATACAGATCGCTTTGCTGTAGAATATCCTACAGGCTGCCCTGTGCGTGGTTACGCAGATAGAAGTGCTGTCAAAACGATCTTCTATCTTACGCCGGAACAGGTGTTCGAGTGGTGCGCTGATTTATCTACCCATATAGGTACGTGTAAGCAGGCAGGTTGGAATAAACAGGCTGAAGTAAATGCAGCTCAAAGCAAAGAGGAATTGGATGCGATTATTTTAGATTAGGCGGTGCAAAGATGGTAGAAACAGTAATGGCCGCAAAACTTGACAAACAATTTGAAAGGACGATGAAAAAATGGAAGTCAAAATCAAGCTATTACCGGGCGGGAAAATGCCCACAAAAGGCACTAAAGGCGCTGCGGCGTTTGACTGCTACGCAAGAGAAGATATAATAGTAGGTAAAGAACCTGTACTAATCGGGCTTGGTTTTAGCTTAGAGCTGCCCCCCGGTTATCATGCTAAAATATTTCCCCGTAGTAGCACGGGCTTAAAAACTACCCTTAGGCAGCCGAATAGTTGCGGGATTATTGATAGCGATTACAGGGGCGAAGTAAAAGCTATGTACGAAAGTAGATTAATGCCTTCATCGGGGATGTTAGATTGTATGACTATACCGCAACACATCAAAGCAGGCGACCGTATAGCACAAATGCTCATTGAGCGTAACGTAGATGTTGAATTCGTGGTAGTGGACGAGCTTTCAGAGACCGACAGGGGAGCGAATGGCTTCGGCAGTACGGGGGTAAGATAAATTGATTGAGTACGTAAAAGTTAAACATGACGAAGAATGTTATATTTGCCACTCGAGGGAGAATGTAAAAACGCTTCGAGTGGCTGCCGACGGCAGCAATGCTGCAAACACCATTGCTTTCTGCGACAAATGCGCAGGAACAGTCAGCAGAGTGTTAAATGTTCCAATGACTTTTGAAAGGTCGTTGGACTGATTGATACCAGAGGGGCACTTTGCAAAGAGTGCGCAGGGAAGGATGGTAAGTAGTATGACTAACTTGGACAAGATACGTACAATGTCCCCGGAAGAGCTGGGGACATTTTTGTCAAACCTAGTAACTATAGAGGATTGTTTTGAATGCCCTATACGCGACGTTTGCAACGAACGTATGGTAAACCCCAACAACGAGGCATTTCACACATGCGAACTGTCGTTTTATCACTGGCTGCAACGGGAGTATAAGCCGGGATACTTTGAAAACCAATAGGAGAGAGGCGCCATGATTACCGCAGAAAGTAAAGCCAAACTATTTGAAAAAACCTACGACGCCTATTTGCTAGCGCAATCCGTGACGCGCGTCTATGGCATTGAAAGCCCCCCCCGGTCAAAGCGCAATGAAAAAGCTGCGCGCAGAGATGAAAGCCTGTAGCGACAAGGACCTGCTAGAAGAATACTTAGACTATCAGGACCGGGAGAATAAGCGGATAGAATCTATCTGGGGAGAGTGGTAAGCTTGCGTAACTATGATTATAAAGAACAGATACAACGCCGGAAAGAGCTTCAAAAAATGGACTTTATATCTGGCGTACAGGCTGGGCGATTGATTAGGCACTTTCTTAATACGTTCGAGCCTGATATAACCGTAAAACGCTTTAGAAAGCGCTATAAGGAGCTACAAAAAGACCTTCGGGAAGATGTGCCGCACAAGGTACTATATAGCAGCAGGGGTACACGGTATTACTGGTTACAGGAAAACGTGCTATCCTTTCTGCGTAATCGAATTAATATAAAGGCAGAAGTCAAATGAAAACGGCATAAATAAAACCCCTCGAATTCGAGGGGTTTTATTATTTCTTTATTTCTTCCGACCCAATGGCCGACCTATACCCGGTTGGCGGCAGTCATCACAGTATGTATACATTCGCTTCCCGTCCGGTCCTTGGCGGTGATTAGAAACCGACCAGCCAGAATCACGGGCAAAGGTTATCAGTTTTCCCATGGTAGTAAATTTCGTTTTTAATAATTTACCGCAGTTTTCGCAGACACAACCTGCTATAAACACTTAAATCACTCCTTATTTATTCGATAATGCTTTATTCCGGCAAGACATGCAAAGCGCCTTACCTGTCTTTTCTACGGATATCCTGCGCACAGTTTGCGATATCTCAACGCCACAACTTAGGCACATATACGGACTAGGCGCGCTTCTGACATTTACAGCGCCAGAATTGCCGCTAGATGGTTGCGTAACCTGCCGCGCTTGTGATTGCCCTTGTGGGGACGGTTGGACGCCTCTAGGGGCAGCCTGTGCGTTCTGTACAGGTTTTTGAGTATATTGTACAGGTGCTTGTGCCGCTTCCGGGTGCTGTTGGAGATAAGACGTTTTTAAACTGGCCGGATAGAAGAAACGGCCGTAGCCGTTGGCGTCCAGAATAACAAGTTCTGTAATCTCTCTATCTTCGTTATAGGCGATATGCCCAACGTGGAAGCTTACCCCAAACGCGACCTTGATTTTTTTACCATCTATAGACGCTTCGTTCTGGGCCAAGTTAAATGTGATACTAGGCGCTGTATAAAGTTCGCGGCCCGAGCCCCAATTTACAGCGGCCCTCTTGAAGCAGTCAGACGCACGGCCTTTTTCTGCCTGATAGTTGGACGCTACACCTACGTCTTCCTTGCAGACCCAACATTTTTTGTCGTGGTCCCATACCTCAATCGAACAGAAAAGCTCGTTATTTATCAGCGTGTGTTTACGCTGCCAGTTCATCGGCCCAAACATTGCGTCAAGGTACTTCATATCAACACGGGCGTTTTTATAAAGCAGCAGCCGACATTTGACGTATGAGCTGTTGTTATAGTTCATCTCCCGCAAGTCGTCGATACGTACATCTATATCGCTAGCTTTCAACAGCGGGAACTTGATTTCATCAGTCATAACAATCACCTACCCTTTATTTGATATTTTAAGTTCGATACCGTGATGATAGTAAGCCTCTTTAATCGCCATTGCGTAAACATCCGGCGGCGGGGAATCCTGCCCCGCTATGCCGTATTCTTCACACAGCTGACGGAATGTGCAGCCTATCTTTTCATTCATCACAAGCGCAACAAACTTTTGGAGCGAGTTTACAACGTAGACTTCATTAGGTCCGTAAGGCTTTTTGTTTTTGTCCATGTGTCGAAGACATACTAACATCAGAACACCCCCAACACTAGAATCAATACAAACAGCCAGAATTCAGGTTCATATACACGCCTTGGATTTAATATGAAAAACACTACATCGGCCAAAGCGTCAATCACACGCCAGAACGGCCGAGCGATAAAACTATCATAGGCCACGCACAACAAGCCTATCCATATCCATTTTTTACTTACTTTATTCAAATTATTCACCTGCCTTTGATATGATTATACAACTTTAGTACCAAATAATCAAGAGGGGGTATAAAATAAATTTTAAAATATAATCCCGACCGACAAGCAGCCGAGATTATACCGGAGGAAGAATGAAAAAAATGAAGGGAGAGAGGCAGACAAGTTAGCTACCGTTATTAATATAACACATAAAAAGAAAAGCGCCATTCTCCGAGTACGAACCAGAGATGGCGCTTTCCCCGTCTGGAACACCGCTTTATACTACCCTTCTTCTGGGTCCCTGTATCAAAGCGCAGACTAACTGAGAAATGATATAGTTTTAGGAGTTTGCACAAGTAAATTTTAACACCAAACCGGGACTGTGTCAACATAATTTTTTCGTACATGAGAAAAGCAGCGAAAAAACGCGAAAAACGGAGTAAAACAGAGATTAGCGGAGATTTCGGGAGCTGGGGGGGAAGCGATGCGCTAAAATTTAAGATTGACGCTTCCGGCGGAAGCGACTATAATCAAAGAAGGCATAAAAAAATAGAAGCCGTTTTAAATTACTAGTCAAGGATTTAAAACTTTAAACCTTAAAACCTTAAGCTACATGAACTCGATTTAAAAAGTTGGGACATGTGGCCCGCTTTAGCTTTGCCTAAAACAAGGTAGGTTTATGGCTTCTGTAACTATTCTATCAATATCAACATCTATTGTCAACAATTATATAAAAGCGAATGGCGACTTTATCTAAAACTAAATAACAGAAACCGCTTAACAGCGACTAGGCGAACACAGACCTAGTATAAAAAACTGTTGGTCCTGCAATGTGCCGAGTATATAAAATCATTGCCCCGCATGTATGAGCGCAGATATAAGTACATGTGCTGTATAGGTTATGATAAAGGGCCTATACAGGCGAGACGGCAAAGGCCTATCGTGGTACCGTGTGCAGCGGTTAGGGAGCCATACCCTATAAATTGCACGGCTGGCGGCTACGGGTGCAAAAGCACGGGGGGAAAGCATGGAGCTAGGACGTAGAGAAGTGATGATATGCAGTATTTGCCAAAAAAAACTATACAGCGACGGCGGGGACTACCTAGCCTATACTTATAGAAAACCTCTTATCTTACGCGATTAAGACATATATACATTTGTCTTTTTCGTGGTAAGGGGTATCTCTGCCTGCCAGCTCAAACAGGGACATCAAAAACCATTAAAGCCTGTGGACAAATGCACTATAGTGTATTAATATATACTTATGTAGATACACGCAAGGAGAGTGCAAAAGATGAATCAAGAGAGAAAATATGAAGATACTTTCAAAGTCCTGCCCAAGTGGACAGCAGGCAGAAAGTTACTACTAAAGAAGCTGGAAGCAGCTACACCGCTTAATCGGTTTATAATTAAGAAGATTTACAGCGAATACAGCAAGAAAGGTATTTGGCCTGCTGAACTTGCACGACGTTCGGGTGTAAGATATGGCACATTGTCCAAGTTTGAAGTAGGCAGAACAGAAACATTGTCGATGAAAAATATCGCTAAAGTTGCTAATGGCTTGGGAATGACTGTTTCAGAGTTTTTCGAGGGACTGGAAGACGAGCCGGGATATAGTGAATATATCGACAGGGAGAAAAATTTAAAGCAAAAGTGTTGACAATGTACATAGGGGGGTATATAATATAGGCAAAGAAAGGGGGAACAATAGACGAGCCCGAATAAAAGAATAATAATACAGAAGGCACGAAAAATATTAAGCTGTGATATAGCGGCTGCTATATTTATCCTGTATGGAATATGGCTTGTATATTTATTAGTAAGGTGGATTGAATGAAGAAAAAAGAGATGTTTTTGTTAGTTTGTCTGGCAATTATTATGCTGGCAGCAGCCGCAGCTGTTATCTCTTTTGGGTGGAGTTATGGCGGGGCACTGGCAGAGGCTATTGTTGAGCGCGACATATGGCGTTCAGGTATGATTGTGAGGTGATGTAAAGTTGCCAATGATAAAACAGTATGACTACGTAAACGCTTACTGCGTGAGCGTGGCCAACCGTGAAGACCTAGAAAGTGTAGTAACATTCGCTTACAACTACAGCGAGGCCAGAGCACTGGCGAAAAAGTTTTTTAAAGAGCGTGACAAAAGTGTAGGATATTCGCTTCTGCGAGCGCAGAAAATAATCAGCGACGTGCCGAAAAATCTTAATGGCAAGTTGTGTACCAGCAAAGATGATGAAGGATATCCGCTTTTAGAAAAAAACGGTTACGCTTTTGAGTAATCAGTTAGGGGGTCAGGAAATGAAAGGATTGGACTATTTAAGAATGTCGTTTGGCAATGTTGACGCTAAACTTCCACCGCTCAAGGAAGTAAAGCCGCAACATCCGCTTGGCAAGTTTAGCGACTATGAAGACGCTTTAGACGAACTTTGCATAAATGCTTTGGCAAAGCTTACGCCGGAGCAGCGGGAAATCATCTTCCGGCGTTGCAGCCGTAAAATTAGAAGCTGGGAAAAGATGAAACACTTACATGCTTTTTTCGGAGTTGGCGGCTTTCACCGGTTTTACATTAAAGACTATGTTGGCGGCGCTGCAATGCTGCTTACCGGTGGCGGCTTATTAATCTGGTGGATAATTGACAGGTTTAAGATGAAAAAGAAACTTCAAGAATACAATTCAGACATTGTTATTCAAGTGTTGGACGACAAAGGTTATATCTAAAAATTGAAAGAGGTGTAGTTGTGATTATTACAAGAGAAAATCTAAAGGAAGAAGCTTCAAACTTAAACGACGAAATTTTAAATTTAGAGAAAAAATATGGGGTCAACATTATTGCACTAGCACAAGTTGAAAGTTTGGACACAGAAAAAGCAAATGGCTATTTAGTCATGGCTAACCGGGTAAGTCTCGACAGGTGTGTTAATAGCGTTGTTCATTTAGTGCAGACGGCACAGGAAAGCTTTGGCATTAAACCAGAGATGTTTTTTGCAGAAGCAATCAAAAGAGCAGTAGTTAATGAAAGGTTTTTTTATGATTTAGATGAAGAAATCCCCCCCGAAAATACGGGTGAGCCTTTTAAGAAAATGCTGGTAAAAGAGGTTGTAGAAAATGAGCATTAATGAGACCAGACGGGAAGCGATAATCAATAAGCTTAAAGAGCTTGAAGAATTTTTAGAACCGGAAGGCGCGCATTTTGTTCTACATCTCTTTACCAGTAAAGACGTCACAGAGGAAAGCTATAGTATTTACAATAACTGTAGTTTGAAAATTCTGGCCATGTCTCAAGCGAGAATTGAAAACTATATTGAACAGCTTGGTAAGATATCGCTAAAACACCATAAGGAAAACGTGGAAATGATGAAGCTTGTGGATAAATTAATTGAAAGCATACAATCTGGCAAAGAACTGTCCACAGAGCTAGAAGACGATATGATAGAACTATTGAAGGCTTTAAAGGCCGAACGAAACGACGCAGGCAGCAAGAAAAATTTATATAACTAATTAGGGAAGTGTATAGCAGGCCGCTTGTGCGGCCTGCCTTGCTGCAAGAAAGGGGAATAAAAATGACTACTACCAACAGGACCAGCAGAACCAGAAGAAAGAGAAACACCGGAACATTAAATGTCAAGATAAACGCCTGCCAAGAGTGCGGGAACAAAAAGCCACTACTTAAAGTTGACAAGAACTTTTTCATCAAATGCGAAAACTGTGGTAAGGTTTTGTATGGAAGCATACAAGATGGCATATTGGAGATTGTTAAAAAGTGGAATGCGAGAAATAGCGGGAAATGATTAATGTCAGGAAGGTTAAGGCAGCAGGCCTATGTGATTGCTGTGATAAGAAAAAGGCAACATATGAAGTGTATTGCCGAATATCTTTAGGAAGTTTTTTTATCCCAAGCACTTACAAAAATAGTCAGATATACCTATGTGAATCATGTCTGAAAAAGCTTTCCGGAAAAATAGCTAAACAGCTACAGAATGAAGGTGATTGAATGTTTAAGGATGAAAGAGTTGTTGCAGAAGGTACAGTATTTTTTTCTATTTACGACGGGGATGACCCGGAGAAAAAGCCCATATTAAAGTTGAGTAGTAAGAAAACAGCTAAGGTTATAACAGCGTTACTTAACGCCGACAAAGAGCAGAGATGTAGATTTTCGCTGGCGTGTATGGACGCTGCTAAGAGACTTTATTGTTGTCCGGCCTGTGAAAGTAAGGACGTAGAGAGAGTTATGCTTGCGTGTCATCCGCCTATTATTGATTTAAAATGTAAAAAATGCGGGTGGCGGTCAAGGTAAATTGCATTCGCTAGTCCTCTGCGAATTGTTTTTGCGTTGCTCCTTACGATATAATAAATAAAAAGAATCGTAGGGGGCTTTATCATGGCTGATACGTGGAACAACATCAGATATGTTTTAGATAGATTTTTCAAGGTCGATATATGGGCGTATGCCGTAGTGATACGGACTTTTGGAAACGAGATTTTCGGCCCGAACTTTTGGGGCGTTGTTATATTAGCGCAGCTGATGATAGTCTTTGATACCATACTTAAATGGGTGTACTTGAGTAAAAAGTATATCCATGACACGTATCAGCCGGAAGACCCGCTAGAAAACATCAGCCTGCGAAAAGCTATACATTACTTTTTTAAGAGTGAAACATGGCAGAAAGGCTACCTAGAAAGCCGGGGCTTTAGCCGCATACTTAAAAAAATGCTGCTTTACAATGCAACAATCATCACAGCCTTTTATGCCGCCAAAGTCATACCGCCCATACATACATTGGGTATAAATCTAGTCGCTTCCGACATTCTGCCGGGGAGCGTGGCGATGGTTATTTTTATGGTCGAAATGACCAGTATCAACGAGAATCTAGTTGAGCTGGGCTATAGCAGCATAGCTAACGCAGTCAAGCGTGTTCTTGACTATATGTTGGATAGAGTGTTTCCGAAAAGGGGGAATTGATATGCAGATAAGCCGCGAAGATTGCAAGCTGGTGACGCTGACAGACATTGCAGCAGAGGCTAGAGCGTGTTCGGCGCATACCATAACTGGACACTGGACAGCTGGCAGATACAAACAGTATTTTAACGATTATCACCTGCTGATAAATGACGAAGGCGAAATATTAATGCCGAATGGCGTTACATTAGACAGCGTACTTGCGCATACCTATGGTCGCAATACCGGAAATATAGGGGTATCAATGTGCTGCTGTCTGGACGCTATCATTTACCGGGACGGCAGTGTTAACTTTGGCAGTGTGCCGCCAACGTTCGCACAGATTGACGCTATGGCAAAAATCGTCGCCGTTATTACCAAATGCGCGCCAAAAATGGCCCCGTTCGGCGTGACTGCGAACACCTTCCGGACGCATAGCGAATGGGCCGAAATGGACGGATACGGCCTGTATAGCGGCGACGCTGATATGCGCTGGGACCTGATAAAGCTGGAAGACCTTGGGTCGGACGAATACACGAAGCCCGGCGGCGACGTTATCCGCGGCAAAGCTATCTGGCATACCTTCAACAATCCGGACGTATATAACCTTGTGCAACCGTGATGAAGAAGAAGGGTGTGTATAACTTGTGGATAGTGTGGATAAAAAAGGCTTTAAGGACTATCTGTATTCTGCTTTGCCTTATCTGCTTACAGCCGCACTCGGCTTCTGCGTCGGCGCCTACGTCACCGGATGGCGGACGGGTGATAACGATAACGCAGGAAGAATTGACGAGCTTACAGCAGATATTCAGCGAATTGAGCAGCAGCAATCAGCTATCGCAGAAACGTTACAGCGAGCTGTTGGCGCTATCGAACGAGCTGAACAGCATAGTGCAAGCATTGCAGAAGGAATCAGCGAGCTTAAAGACCGAGCTGGAAACATCCAAGCAGGAGCAGCAGAAGGCGTTGGAGCAGCAGAAAAAGATGGAAAGCTTATTGAACAAGGCCAACGAATCATTGCAGAAATACAACGCCGAAATGAAGAAGCAGCAGCGGCGGCTAAAAGCTGAAAGAAATATTGCTATTGGCATAGCCACGGCGGCCGTTATCATGGCGGCCTGTAAATAAAATCAAAATGGAGAATGAAAAAACATGAAAGCATTATCTGTAGAAAACTACCAGACTACCCAAAAAGAAAGCCTGAAAGCTCAAAGCCTAGCTGAATGGTCCGTAAGTGCCTGCATGAATTCGGCGGTAACTATCCTTACCAAACCCGACCGGATAACGGCAGAGGAATTAATTAAAGCACGTGATATGCTGGACAAAGCTATCTTGTCAGCCGTAGAACGTGACGCACTGGCCAAAGTCAATTATAAAATTGCTACCATGATTATAGATATGCCGGATGAACAGGCTTCGGAACAAGCTGTCAAAATGACTGACCCGGAATGTGTAGAAGAAGCAGTAAAAGAACCACTGAAAGAATGCGAATAATCTAAAGCCCCGGACTTCCGGGGCTTTTTTATGTAAAGTCGAAATAAAAGTGTTGACATTGAACATAGGGGGGTATATAATATAGACATAGAAAGGGTGTGAGCTATGGCAAGAAAAACAACAGTATATTTCTACGAAGGAGGCAAAAAGCGAGTTATGACTAACGTATATAAGAAAGAGTTTTACGTTGGCGGTGAAAAAATCAAAGTTGGCATTTTAAGCACTAATCCAGACGAAACATGGCTTATTAATGAGCTGGATAACATTTTGTGCGAAAAATGCGAGAATATCAACGGTCAACTGATATTGAATAATGAGTTCTTTTCTTTGGCGGTCCGCAAAGTTAAGGAGATTTTAAACTATCAAAACGAAAAAGCGGATAACGAGGAAAACCCGGTGTATTACAAATTTTACAGAGACGGGTACAATGGTGCGATATGGATGGTATGACAACAGTTATAGTATCTGTGATATTATCCGCACTGGCGGCACTCGTCACGTGCGTATTGCTGGCCAGATTTGATGTCAATGGGCGCATGGCCACCCGAAAAAACGGCGGCCAGCAATCTAAAGCCGTCGGGCAAAAGCGGGAACGCTATATATTATACATTCCCCGCAAAGGATACTTTTGTTTCATCGAAGAAGATAACCGCCCGAAGTTCGCCTTGTCGCGCCGCGACGGCATGATAGAACATTTTGAAAGCATGAAAGATGCGATGCTGATTGTCAGCAGGCTGAAAGCGAAACGATATCAGATTTTAGACGTCAAAGGTAACGTGGTAAAGAAAGGTGGATAACATGGCGGCAGAACCTTTTATTCTATGGGGTACGTGTATAACCGTAAGCATAGCCGCCGCTGTGCTTTACTATAAAGTCAGGGGGCGTTAAAATGCTTACGGTTCTTACAGAAAGGCATATCTGCGTTTATAAGCACGATATAGATAATGCC